TCCCGGCGCCGCTAGTGTAGGTCCACTGCACACCACCAAAGTGTGTCTTAAATGGCACACACTAAGGAGCATGTCTATGGCATATACCGATCCCCAGACTGTCACAATCTCGGGTACCCCCATCTCGTTGCCTCGGACGAATGTCCAGAACAACAAGAGTGAGTACACGAGTTCGGACGGCCTGGTGAAGATGACCGCTTCCCACGCCTACGGGCGTAGGACGCGGCGTGTCCTCCGGATCGACCACTCCAAGATCACGGCAGATCCGTTTATCCCTACCCAGAACGCGAAGGTTTCGATGTCAAATTACATCGTCTTCGACGTTCCGGTCGTGGGATACACGGTGGCAGAGGCACTGGCAGTGTACAATGGCTTTAAGGGCCAGTTCACTGCGTCGACCGACGCCCTCATTTCGAAGCTTCTCGCCGGCGAGTCGTAAGACTCGCTAGTTGGATGCCAGAAAGAGGAAATCGACGACCCCTGGCGCATGCGAGATTCTTTCTTTACTTGGAAAGAAATCCGTTTGCGTTTTGGCTTTGCCTCCTCGCTCTAGTAATCCTCCTTCTCACACTCGCTTCTGCGAGCGACGAGGGGGAGGTGGGTTCGGATACCAAGGTTATCTTCCCAGTTCCTGGGATAGTAACTAGGTGTCCGATCCACGTGAGCGACGCGGTCAAGGAGTGTCACAGTACGCCAAATGATGCAGAGCGTGACGTAATGTCAGTTCTGGATCAGCCTGGTACGTATATTATACGTATCAAGTAAGGGTACTGAGGTACTATGTTGTAGGCTTGGATAGCTAACGCTCTCACTATAAGGAGAACGGGCTATGAAAAGCCAACAACGGCTCCACCTTCCATCGGAGGATGATTTACTCCTGTGGAAGATGATTGCGGAGGAATCCGCAATCAGATGTCGCACAAGCACCACCCATGACATTAAAACTGTCATGACACGGTGTGAACACGAGGGGTTTTCGTTTCTAACGATTACCCTAATGAACTTTGGAAAAGATTTCGAAAGAGATCTTGACCAGGGTTTCGTTGCTCCCGACTCGTATGCCGGTTTTCGGCGTCGAGCAGCTCTCCCCCTATTTCTAGGAGGTTTGCTGGAGCTTGTGTTCTGCCGTGATTCTGGTGTTCTACTCAACAGTCCCAGCGTCGACGCAATCAAGGAGATTCGTCAGCTTACGCTGATGTTCTCCAAGATCCAACTCCCGTGCAGCGATGCACGAGAGAAGGCGGCGTACCGGGAGTATGTTGAGTGTGAGAAGGACGTCGGTTTTCGCTATATAGTGGACACCGGTCAATTGGCCGATTTCCGTCGTATAGCGGATTCGCTGTTCGGAGCGATGTGGGAGCAGCTTGATCGAGAGATCGAGCTGAATCCGCCCGTTCCTAAGCACGGTCCAGGCGCTACTGCCGATAAGTTGCGTGGAAACGCAAAGTATCGTCAGATATCCTGGCCCCGTCGGTTGGAGACAAGTTTCCTGATGGAAACGAATCTCCTTCCAAGTCCTGACAACGTCAAGGACTTGGCCGATATTGACGTCCTCGAACCTGGCTCGGAAATTCCCGTTAGGGTAATCTCCGTGCCTAAGACGCTCAAGACCCCCAGAATCATTGGGGTGGAGCCTACTGCTATGCAATACGCACAGCAGGCGCTCCTGCCCGTGATACTGGAGGGAATCCGGGATTTTCATCTCGGTTCCTTTCTCGGATCGGATGACCAGACGCCTAATCAGCGTATGGCTCTTCGAGGGTCACTGAAAGGTGACCTTGCGACGCTAGACCTTAGCGAAGCGTCCGATAGGGTCTCGAATCAGCTTGTACTCGAACTAACTAGCCGATCTGGCTCAATGCGTAGAGCCATACAGGCATGTCGTTCGAGGACCGCTGAAGTTGATGGCAAGGTAATAAAGCGCCTTGCCAAATTCGCGTCTATGGGTTCAGCGCTTACCTTTCCTATAGAAGAGATGGTCTTTCTGACTATCATCTTCCACGGGATCGAGAAAGCGCTTAGCACCCAGATTTCTCCTTCATTGATCAAATCAATGAAGAAGAAGGTGCGTGTCTACGGAGATGATATTATCATCCCTGTAGAATTTGTGCCCTCCGTCATTGATTCACTGGAGCTCTTCGGAGCAAAAGTGAACCAACGCAAGTCCTTCTGGAACGGTAAGTTCCGGGAGTCTTGTGGAAAGGAGTATTATGACGGCCAAGACGTGTCAATCGTCAAGGTGCGCCAGGTACTCCCGACTGACAGGAGGCACGTCGAGGGTGTTATAGCCACGGTTGCCCTTCGTAACCTTCTTTACCAAGATGGTTACTGGACAACCTGCCTGTGGCTAGACGAAAAGATCCGGAAGATACTTAAGTATTATCCGGTAGTCGATCCGTCTTCACCCTTGCTTGGGCGAGAGTCCGTCCTTCCTGGAGCTCGTAAGTTCCAGCCTGGACGTTACTCTCATGACCTGCACCGGCCTGAAGTTAAAGGCTGGTCAGTTCATTCCAAACTCCCTCTGGACACCCTGGAGGGATCAGGAGCTCTGCTCAAGTGTTTCATTATGAGCAAAGGCCGGGAGGATGCGTACGACGATGCGCGGTTAGCGTATCGATTGTCGCACCTCTTTGGTTCTGAGGTCAATGATGATCACCTGAGACGTGCAGGACGTCCCCGATCCGTCGACATCAGATTGGGCTGGAACACCACGTGGTAATTTCCTCGTGGTCACTTCCAGGCACTATGGCC